CTCCGTTAATGCGTTTAACTTATCTTCTCCTAACAAGTCTTTTAATGTTACTGTGTTACCAAAGAAAGTAATGCGATAAGCATAAGCTTTATTTCTTTTTAAGTCAACACCCTCTAATTTTATTTTACCTTTTTTAAATGATAAATGGTTTAATTCAAGTGTAGCATCTTTCTTTGTTCTCGCATCAAAGCCCCCTACTATGTCAAAGTTGTAGTAGTGTTTAAATATCTTGTTATTAGTTTTTGAAGCAGGTAGGGTAAAGGTTTTAGTAAACTCTGTAAATATCTTAGCCACGTCCTTTACATTCTTAATAGACTGAGTAATACTTACAGACTCGTCCTTGAACATGTCCACTCTTTCTCCTTCTATATATAATTGTATACTTTGCACTATCTAATGTCGTTTATTTTGTTATATGCAAACTCAAATTCTATTGTGTATTCTACTAGCCTATCGTTTAAACTAGTTTTCTTTTGTAAACTACTAGTTATAGGTACTATTGGTAATGTTTGACTATTTTGTCTTACCCAAACTTGTTCGCTAAGTAACAACTCTTCTATTGCATAATTTACATTTTCGTCTACAAAGCCAGTACTTAAAGTAAAGGTGTCATTTGCAAAAACATCGTAAGTTTGTTTACTATGATTATAAGTATTGTAAACACCTGACGTATTTATTGTATTACTTTTATAACTTTCTTTTTTTACACTAGTTTTATCTACTCTTTTTGTAAAGAAATAAAGATCCTGAAGTGCACCAAATTTATTTATGAACGTAACTTTATAAGGATCATATTTAGGGCTACAAATTCTGTTAATAGTAAACACAGTTCCGTTAACCGTTTTAGTTGTCTGGGTTGTACTGACTGAGTTGTATAATATATTTGCGGTACCTAGACTTGGTATATATCCCGATGTGTTTTCTGGCATATAAACACTAACATTACTTTGTGCTGCTTGAGTTCCTGTTACTGTAACATTACTACCTTGTTCAAAATACGTATACCCATCTAAACCTTTAAAATCCGTAACCTGAGCAGAACCAACCGTAGAACCACCCGCATTGATAGCATTATAAAACTGTAAACTAAAACTTACATCTACTATTTGACTAGTATAACTATTATTGAATACAATGTCTAAATAATCTCTACATAATTCGCTAATCTCAAAAGTAACTCTATTCGAACTATCAGAATCTTTAGTCAATGTATATCTAAGTGTACCATCTATTGTCAAGCTACCAATAGCAGATAAGCCACCGGTTTGAGTACCAGTAATAAATATTGGACTACGTAAAAATCTTTTGTCTGCCATTCTAAATTATTTTTTGTAATTGATCTTCAATATCTTTTCCAAAAGCTTCTCTAAGATCTTCTGGTAACCTTTCAAATGCACGTTGAAATGGCTTAGTAAAAAACAAACTAGCCTTCATACCTTTTTCGAATATAGATCTTGCTATTAGAAAACCTATAGTATTGTAATTACCTTTTTTAAACTTTCCTTTATCGTCCCTTAGTCTTAAGCCTCTTTTCTTAGCCCATTCGGCAAGTGGTTTAATCGGAGGCATTTTATCTTTATAACTAAACGGAGAACCTGAAGTTGCTTTATCAGCATAATAAGATTTTTTACCTCTTACTCCTTGATCTTGAAACATTCCATAGTCTTCCATTTCAAAATAAACTCTAAAACCAGCAGGTGAATTTTCAACAAAACCTTGTAGACTATTGTATAGATTTTTATCAACATTCTTTTTACCTTTAGTTAGGTTTGTGCGAGCTTGTTGTATAACATACTTTTTAAAATCCTCTAAAGCTTGTTGAGTCTCTAACATATAGTCATATCATTTTGTACAACAACATTAAAAGTAGCAGTCCATCCAGCAAGCTTATTCTCAAATCTATCTACAAACGGCTCGCAAGTTACATCGCCATCTAGTTGATATTTGTTGTCATATAATGTACCTCTTTTAAGTAAAGCACTTAATCTTGTCAACACAGCTAATTGTGTATTTAATACGTCTTGTTCGTTATTATTACCTCTAAATATGTTTACGTCAGAAGACTTAGATATGTCTACAATATCCATAGACAATACTGATATATTAAAAAGCAATGTTTTTTCTTGTATAGTTGTATTGTTTACGATAACATGAGATAAAGGAAATATGTTTTGCTTATCAAGATCAACGTCATCTATATTACCAAAGCTAACTGTATTTACAAACGGCTCTAACTCTAGAGTTTCTTTTATTTCTTCTATTACATTATAAAATCCTATCATCTTCTCATTTTTGATTTTATTCTTTCTTGCTCAATATCACTCTTTTCTTTAACAAAAGCTAAATACATTAAACATTTATGAACGTTTGTTTTTTCAACTTCTTCAAAGTCTTTAAGGCTTCCTTGAGAGATTGCATAGATTGATTGATACCATCCCCACTTTTTCCCAAAGCTCGCTGCTCTGCTATAGTCTTGTTGGCTTGTTTCGCTGAAGAGTTCAGGATAGTTGTCGACAATTCGTTGCTTAAATTGTAAAAAAAAATAATGCAACCTAAAACAACATCCAATGGCATTTTAGTCATGTCGTATTTATCTCCTTTGTATTCCTCTATGTTATATAAGTTACCATGCTTAGATACTAATGGTCTATATAGTACCTCCATAGCTTTATCTATATTTTTCCAATCAGACAAATATGTATCTAATGTTACATACTCACCAAACGTTATATCATCTAGCTTAGGTACAAATCCGAACTCTAAGCCATTTAATTTAAAAGATTGTATTAACTTATGGTCTTTATTAAATAGTTCATTAAAGTGTGTTATAATGTCTTTAAGACTAGTGTATTTTATATTTGCTATATCCTTTAAGTTTAGCTTACAAAATATTTCAACCATCTTTTGTTGGATAAACAAATCTTGCTCTTTGTCTTTAGCTATTGATAAAAACTTTTGATACTGACCTAATGTTATCTCACTTAAAGAGTCTGGTACGTAAATCTCAATATTCATATTATAATAATAAAAAATTGAAAGTCTTGTATAAAGAGAAAGGCAACTATAAAAGCTGCCAATCCCCAAATCAAAACAAAAATCAAAAAAACTATCTTCTACTATAGAAGTATGTGTAAAGCTCTAATATCTTATTCGTTAGTTTCATATCTTGTGTATAATATTCTTTACCTCTTTTTTTTATACCTTGCTTATCAATCTCAATTACACACCAATGTTTACCGTACTTACCACCATTGTATTTCTTTTCTAAAGGTATAGGATATATCTTAATATCGTTATGGTTGCACCAATTCATGGCTTTGAATCCTAAACCAGTCTGTATATAACTTTCTGAAGCTTTTTTCATTTTTAGTTATTACTTTTATTTTACCGTTCACTAATATGGTTACTACACCACTTGTTAAGTATTTTACTTTCTTTTGTTTCAAAGTGTTTGTATAATTCATTTTGCTCTTTTATTAGTTCTCTTAATTCTTGTATTTGATTTGATAATAAGTCTGTAAACTTCATTAAGCTAATTTAAAAAGTTCTTTGTTGTTTAGCTGAACCCATACACCATTACCATTTAGTTTAAATGTATGTCCTAATTTGTTTAGTCCTATTAGGTCTTTTCCTATTTTTTTTATATTTAGTTTCATAACTTTCAGTGTTTTAATTATAGTGCTAATATATAAACAATTTATGAACTATGATAATAACTTGTTAATTTATACTAATTATAAATAAGCTACCAGATATGGTATTCACCTTTGTTAGGATTTTCAAGCTGACTTGTTATAGCATACCGTAAAGCATCTATAGCATGATTGTAGGCATCGATAGGTTTATTAAGAGTGTTACCTTGTTTATCGATCATGTATATGTAATTCCTTAATTCATTTATAAGGTTCTTACTTCTACTTGTTATAAAGATCTTGTTTTGGTTTATTAAGTTTATACCGTATGCAATACTATCTCTACCTTTCTTTACAGGTAATATTGTATGTCCGTAATGGTTCAACTCAGCAATAGACTTAGGTTCAGCACTATCCGCATATACTACTTCTTTAATTTCGTTAGCTTTTAATAAGTTACTAATCTCACTATTTAGCAATCCTTTCTTGTACACTATCTCATCAAATATATAAGCATCATTGTATTTATACATTGCTACTAAACTTGTAGGGTCATTACTATAACCAAAGTCCATACCGTAACATAATACCCTTGCTTCTTCTGGTAGATCTATTTCTTTCCAGTCTTTAATACATACACCTTCTAGACTTCCTATTTGTCCTAGTCCATATACTTTCCACCAGTTATCCCAATACGTACTTGTCTTTGCTTTAACCTTAGCTGACTCTATTTCTTTTACAATTGACTCAGGTAATGCCTCGTTGTCTAAATAAGTTAATGTGATAAAATCTACATCTTCATAATTTAAGATCTCCTTGTCAACCCAGAATGAACTTACAGGATTGTAGTCTAACCATATGTCTTTTGATGTTCTAATAGCTAATTGGTAATATGAGTCAAATGGAACATTGTTACACTCATTAACATATAATATATGTCTTCTTGCTCCACGTAATTTATCTGGCTGATCTACACTAAAGAACTCAATATAGCTACCATTAGCAAAGTTGTATTTAAGTGTCGACTTGTTAAATTGATTATCTCTATAACGACCAGTAGACATCATGATCTTAAGAAAGTCTTTTAGTGCACCACGTCTTAAATGAGGTATTGACTCACTTACTATAGATATTTCTAATCCTTCTTCTCTTATTGCTTTATCTATGAGAATAGGTATAATACCAAATGTCTTACCAGCACTTGTACCGCCTCTAATAACCTTTACACGCTTTTTAAGCTTATGTAATTTCTTTATTGCTGTAGTTACTACAAACTCCATTAAAGTCTCTTAGAGTTCAAATAAGGGTTGTTCTGTATTTAAAGTAATGTCTTTTGTCTCTCTTGGCTTACCAGCATAATAATGATAAAACAATTGTACATACTTAAAATCTCCAGCACCAATACCCTTTTCTAATGCCTTGAAAGCTTTGTCTTCTAATGGACCAAGTCTCTCTATTAACTTGACTTCATCTGCTTTAGAAGGTCTTCCAGCTCCTTTTCTTGCTCCACCTTTCATTTGAATTAGATTGATTATTCAATTAAATAATAAAAAAAAAGATAAATTGTTAATCACTCTCTTTAGGTAGTTTATCTATTACTGCTTGTATCATCATATAAAGATTAGCTACTGCTTTTTCTAGATTTACTATTCTTTGTTGTTGTGTTAATTTTTTTTGTCTCATTATCGTTATCGTATTTTATACATAAGTTACATTGTTCTTTACATAGTTTGTCTCCAAATATATGTTCAATGCAAGTAAATTTATTTATCTTTAGATCCATCTTCAAACCCTTTTAAGTAGCTTAATATAGAAAAGCATATAGCAACTCCTAAGCAAACTAATAATCCTTGTAAATCCATGTATAGTATCATTCTGCTTCGTATATAGTTATCTTGTCTTTATATTTCCAAGAGTATGATTGTATCATTATCTTTACTCTGTCTTTTACCTCTTGTACTTTATCCATAGGTAAGCCTTCTAGTAGTTGTTCTATTGAGTCTTTCTTTTGCTCAATGTTTCTAAGGTTCTGGTTTTCTAGTTTTAACTGTACTAACTCTATTTTTAAATCACGAATGTTATCATGCTTCTCTACATCATCAAGTAATGATAATTTACCAACAACATTCTTATAAGCTATATTTAAATATTTATTTTCTTTTCTCCATTGACTAAAGTTTTTTAAACTGTGTAATATAGTAGCGTGATTTTTACCTACTGTTCTTGCAATAGCAGCTAAACTTAAACTACTAAATTCTTTTAGTATTGTATAATACATCCCTCTTGCTTCTACTACTTCTCTTTTCCTAGTAGGAGAGTCTATACAGTAACCATATTCTTGTTCTACTAATTTTTTAATCTTTTTAATGTGATAATCTTCCATGTATATAATTTATTTTGTCTATAAAATTGCTTAATGTCATTACTTTAATCTCTTCTAATGCTTTGTTTATACCTTCACAAGCTTCATAATCTTGTAGCTCTTCGTATACTTTTAGAATGCTATGCATTTCCTGCAATGAACTCCCTTCGTATACACTATTATATGTCAGCTCATAAAAGTATTGGCTATAGTGTTCCTTTGATGATGTACTCATTTAGTTCTTGTTCTTGCTTGACAAAGTAAGTCTCAAATACCTTTAAACCATATTCAACTTTAGCTTTACCAGATTCGTAAAATTCTTTACTTACATTATAATGGCCTAAGTCGCCTGTTCCTTTATCAATAGCAAAGAAAAAGAAATTTTTATAGTCTACATTAAATAAATTACAATAAATATAAACCTGAACATCATAACCATATTTCTTAGCGTTATAAGGAAATGCACGTAGATCAGCTGTTGTTTTTAAATCAGCAACATAGTCTGGACCAAGAACGTCTGCTTTACCTCTAAAAGGATATCCATTAAGAATATCAAATCCAGGTTGTTCAAATACAGAATCTCTAGTTAATTCTTGCCATATATCATTTTGTAGTAAAGCATCAACAGTATACATAGCTTTATCATACATTTTTCTTGTAAATACAAATTGACCACTACCTATTTCTTCTACTTTTTCTTTGTACTTTTTAGTCACCTCTGATTGTACTTCAACTACATGACAAAGTGTATCTAACTTTTCAGGTTCTAATGCAGCTAGATGTATTAACCTACCCATTTTAAATGCTCCACTATCTGACTTATAGTTAAGACTTCTAGCATATTCTTTTGGTGAAGTTATCAAAGACTTAATAGCAGATGAGCTCAATGCATACTTACCTAGTTCACCATAGTAAAAACTATCATCGTACATTTTCTTTAATAAAGCAGGTTTATCCCACACTTTACCGTTTAATAGTTTGATTTTTTCTGCTCTTCCTTGTTTAGCACTAATGCTTTTAATTTCATCAACACTAACCCAACAACTATTATCGCCGTGGAAAGAACCGTTAAGACTAATATGTAAAGCGTGTAACTCTTCTTCTGTTTTAAACTCAAAAGACTCATCTTTAATTATAACTTTAAGTCCTTGTTTTGCCCATTCTTTAAATCCTACTTTTGGAGTTGTAAATGTTACGTGTTTCCAAGTTGGTTTTTTTGTTACTGTTATCATAATTACTTATCTTTTACAAATGTTCCATTAACCATACTTCCAGTTCTAGAAGCGATTTGGCCATACGCGTGCTTAATACAATGCTCAATATCAAAACCGCCCATACTGGCAAGATTGGTAAGTACCACAACGGCATCGCCAATAGCGTCAACAAACTCCTCTTTGTTGTCTTTAAGAATAGCTTCCGATAATTCTCCTGTTTCTTCATATAGTTTTATTAATTGGGTTTTAACGTCGCCTTTATCATAT